CAGTTTCGTAAAGGTTGGTTGCTCCCGCAATACTTCCACCGTTTAGACCAGCGCCCAATAGGTGCAGGGTTTGGTCTATTTTTCTCGCCAAGGCATACCCCGCATCTTCGGTATAGAATCGTCGCATTGACGATTTTGCCTGAAGTTGCGAAATATCCTCATACAGCTTTGAGTATTCCCAATGTTGATCAATGAGTACGGCAATGTCAGTGGCGGTATCCGTGACCAGCGTTACTTGGGTGTTCGCTAACTTTTGTGACGCATTTCCTCTACCTGGCACTGGGATATGCAAAGTGTCGTATTTTTTACCAACAAATGAGATATTGGTGACAAGGCGAGCAAGGGCTAGTTTCTTTTCCTTTGCTGCAATTACCTCGTCACTCCATTGCTCGGCAATAAACGCCGAATCCGTTGTGGTGGTTTGGTGACCTGATCCTAATGCCATATTATTTAACTCCTATAATCAATTAGTATACCCGGCCTTCCCGATACGCCAACGCTATTTCGTCCTGATTGGCCTCGTACTTTGCCGGATCTGTGATTTGCATTCTGATTAAACTCTGCCGACTAAATCGCTTCTTCGTTGTTTCTCCAGCTCCACCTACGTCAACTGAGGCTGCACGTATTGCAGAAGATCGAGATTCTCTATCTGCCTCACTTGTATCCGCTCTGCTGCTATTTGCGGCAACCTTTCTCAATTGCTTGAATGTGGAAAACAGTTCGTTCCCTGCGTCGAGGTCATAATCGACGGCCTGTTTGTACAAGGCTGTTCGGATCTTGCTTGCTGTAACCCACTCATTGAATGCAGGGTCGTTTACTATCTGACCTGCGTCTGGATGAAGTTCGTCAAATTCCCGCTTGATTTGTGCTCTCTGTGCAAGCAGTGCGTATTCTTGCGTGGCTTTGACGATTGGATTACTTTCAATAGATCTACGAACAGCCTCTTCTGGGTTATCAAAAAAGTCCAACTTATCGTCAGGTTCTTTTTCAGGCGGTTGTGAAATTTGTGATTTTATTAACTGGTCTGCCAGCTTCCTAACTTCTCCCACCTCTTGAGCGTGCCTACTGGCGAGTCTTTCCGCCTCTTGGTGCATCTTGATGACGTCTTGGATTGCTTTACCTTTGTATTTCTCAGGTACGTCATCTACAGGTGGAGCTTCTGGCGTAATAACGGGTTCGCTTGGTTGTAGTTGGTTATCAACTGCCTCGGATTCGTCACCAGCTTCATAAAGATCATCTACTATTTCAACCACTTTCGTTCTCCTGCCCATCTTGGGTTATAGGAATTTAAATAATCCTCCGGCCAAATGGCTTATGGAGGAGATGTTATTCTTCTACCACTATACTACGCGATTGTCAACTACTCATTGGCACCTTCCCTTTGTCGTTTCGCAGCGTTCCGCCTTGCGTGCTTTTCTCGAATCGTTGCCCACTTATCATGGGCCGATGGAAAGTGTCCGGATGTTCCATCAAGTCGTATTGTGGGAGTAGATATAATTCGCATCGCCTTTCCTCCGCACTCGCAATCAACCACCTTCTCCTTGTGATTGATGAACTTCTCTTTCACTGTTCCACAAGACTTACATGCAAAATCAAGCATTATCCTCATTTCCCTATTCCTCTGGCTCATCCTTGGGCGTAGTCAATTCATCGAATACTGCCTCACTTAGATCCTTTAGCGACAACATCCAACGTAGCACACTCATTTCACCTTGTTTGAACGTAAGTGTGTCCACGGTCACTCCATCCAATCGGTTAGTCGCATCTGCGGCTTTCTGAAGATCTTCCATCAGGTCTTTCCAGCCTTTTGTCTCAAACATTTTGAATCGCTCGATATAATAGTCCTCAAGTTCCTTATTCATTTGGTTGTCCCTTATTCATACTGGAAAGTAGTTGGTTTTCTGAAATATCGCGTGTGTTATCAATGGCTTTTTCCTCAAGCATTAATTTGGATATCTTGTATCGTCTGTCAAAGTCTTTGTCCTCTTCACCGTTTTGAAGATTTGTTGATAGTGCCGCAATCAACTTGGCTTTTGCGATTGATGGTGCGTCGATCGTATCCTGCTCAATATTCTTTATCTCCGCTGCAATTTTCGCAATCTTCGCTTCATTTAACGCTGCCTCTCCCTGCGCTTTCTGTTGCTCCGCCTGCGCCGTTGCCGGGTCAGGCTTCATTGCTTCGCCCAATTGGGCAATTAGCTCCTCCCGCTGAGGGTGTGAGGAATTATGCAATATGCCTTTCATTAATACTGGGGTGAGTGGGGATTGCGCACCAAGTGTCTGAATCAGGAATGCTATCTGCTTTTGTTCATGTTCTCTTGCAATTATCCCAAGCGTACCTGTAGGAATAAACGTAACGTCTACCGATGGATACCGCTCTGCGTCATATTGCATCCGTCTCCAGATCGACTTATTAATAAACGGAATCAAGAAGTCTTCCTGAAAGTTAACGAGTACTCGTTTGTATTTCTTGATCATGGTAGCTGTAGCCATATCCATATCGCCATCTCTGGACACCTGTGAAGGTGAACCTGCGGAGTCAATTGTGCCAGTGGCCATGAGTAGCATTCTCTCAAATTCCTTACTCGCGACCAGCGCATTATTGTCCGTTACGCCAAGGTCTATTCTTTTTATAATTTCATCGGCTGGGCCAGTGGTAAAAAACGTGTTACCTGGGTATGCCTCAAATGTCTTTCCTCTTGGGAACCTTGTTGAGTCGATGCCGAACATTGGCGCATTGGTCAAAGCAAGCGAGTCCAAATGTGAGCGCATTGACCCATCTATTCCCGACTGCATATTAAATGCTTTCTCAACTGTCCCTCTGCCCAAGATCCGATTTGGTACGGTATCGGATTGCGCAGTAAGGACCGGCCGGTCCTTCATCATATAGGGCGATTCTTCACGCTTCAGCAATAACCCACCATTGGCAATAACCACAATTGCCTCGACCATATCGGAATAGTCGTCCGAATCGGCAACATCCCCCTCACCGTTCGTCAGATACTCTCTTGGCACAAGACCGTAGTATGTGAGCAAAAGCCCTTTATTCTTATCAAAGGCTACGGCTTCTACCAACTCCTCCTTCTCGCTCTGGGAGTAAGTCGCCTCAATATCTACGTTTAGATACTTTCCGTTTTTTATTCCCTGTTTAATGGTGTGGATGGACACGTACTTCTCTATCGCGCACCCAAGACAGTTGTTGATCTCAGTACCATTCGGGTCAAATAGGAAATTCTTAGGGCTTACTGGGTTGAGTTTAACAAACGTCCTTTTCCCCGGTGTTGTGCCATGTGCAAACTTGTCATTGCCTAATGGGATTTCCATCGGCGTATAAATATCTTCCTCCCCAATTACTATTTCGCCAATCATTGTTCCATATATTTCACCCATCAGGGTGATCTGATCAAACGATTTGCGAATTTTGTCCCGCTTAAAGTCCTCTGCCAGCAGCGCCTTAATCTTGGCTACATCCATGGGGCCATTCTGATCTTCGATATCGTCAACAATATCGAAAAACTCACCTTGGCCAAAAATAGCTTCCATTATTTCAGCATGTCTTGTTTCCACGGCCTGTTGTGTGGCAGGTGATATTATCCTACTGCGTTCACTTTTGCGTAACTTGTCAGAAGCACTCCATTCTCCTCGCCAAATTCGCTCATACTTCAGCCAGTTATCTAAATAGTTGGCGTTCCTATATTCCCGCCATGAATCAGTCTGTTCCAAAACAAACGACACCAGCTTTTCATCGCCATCCGTCAGTTTGTAAAACTTACTAACTACTTCGTCTTGATCAACGTCGTCAAGTATCTGAGGGTCATTGCGATTGATTACAATATCTACCATTGGTTATCGCCCTACTTTGAAAATACGTTAAATTGGACTAAAATCCACATATTTCATCCATCACTATGTAGTTGTAGTCATCGTTATTGCGATTTCCGCCATATGGGACGGTAACCAGGTGCGCAATCATTGATAAGGAATCCAAAAGGTCATCGTGAGTACGAGGTGATGGGAATGCGATCATTTCTCGTCTGAACTGATCCCAATTCTCATTCACGTTGAACTCTATTCGACCATGCTCCATCATCCCCTGAAGCGCGTATGATATCCTATTGATCTTTGATGAGCCGCTTGTTGAAATTGGCTTGATATTTGGGTAAACCATGTTGTTCTTGCGCATCAAGTCTGTGAAGTAGGGAAGAAACGCCCTTGCCAACGATCCACGCTCTATTCCAATACTCAGTGGCTTAAATGTACGGATTGCCATCATCACGCGAACGGACGCTTCCCTGACGTCCCACCGACCATAATCTATCTTATGTACCCACCATTTGCCAGTAGGGGTAACTTTTACTATCGCAATTGCAAAATTATCAAGATGCTTTTTCTTTTTCGGGTCAATTACGCTTTCAAATCCCGCTGGGTCAATAGTTATGTAATAATCCCCTTCTATTGGGTCAGGGCCATGCTTAAACCATTCCATCTTTAATAAATTGGCCCCGGATGTAAACCTGTTGGCCATATATTCTTGCTCAAATACCGCTGTAGATAGGGTGCGTTTGGCAGTCTCTATTTCATCTCGATCGATCGTTTCATTGTCATAGGTGGTCAATAGCGTAGCAGTCCAGTCCTTGTCCACTCCACTTTCGGCATAATCGAACAAGTCATTGAACTGGTTGTCACCTGGTTCAGGTGTTCCAATAAACATTGCCCCACCCTTCATATCCGTAAGCGCAGGGCGTATTACCATAGGCCAAACATCAGGCTTGAAATCTTTTATTTCATCGAGAACAACAAAGTACAGCTTTAATCCACGTAGGTTATCCGGCTTATCCGCACCAGCGACATAGATAGTCACCCCATTGATCAGTGTCACTTCCATGTGGGTGTTACTTACTGATCGAATAATCGACTTTCCTTGTTCGAGTATGGCGTTCCATGCCAAACGTCTAGCCATGGCTTGTGTGGGCGCAACATAGGCTACGCCAGCCGTCTTATCTGGGCACTCTATGCCCTTTATCAAAGCCTTCTTAATAGCCCCGCTGGTCTTACCGCACCGTCTGCCCGCCATGATTACAGAAAACCGAGGGTTCTTCTTGAACTCCTTCATTTGCCAGTTGAGTAATTCAAACCTCAAATCGGCCATCAGTCATTTCCAATTAAGAATGGGTCATCGTTATCAATTGTTAGCCCTGTATTGGCTTTCGGAGTAATGCCATCAATGAATATATTGACCTGCTTGTCCGACGTATTGGCAACTTCCCGCTTATCCCCATAGGTGTCTCTATCCCACACACCAAGAAGCCATTTGCGGGTGTCGAGTTGCAGTTTGGAGCGGTACACATCCTTATCAACGTCGTCTGCAATGCGCAGCATCTCGTCTTCCACACAGTGGGCGCCAATCTTCTTGGCCGCCTTGTATGTCTTACTTCGGGCATCGTCGTTGTGAACCCAACGTCTAAATCCAGTGATATCGAGGTTTGTTTCTCTTTCGGCAATTTCACGGAGTAGTTCAGAAAGCGGTCTTCCTGATTCTAGTTGGGGAAGGATACGGGTGAAGATTATATCGTAGTTGTATTCTCTTGATTCGCGTGCGTCCTTTGCTGACATCATAGGCTGCGGCTGTGCCGATTCAGCATCCGTCATTTCCGATATGATGGTCATATCCGACTTTAACATTTACTACGTCTCTAGTTGGGCAATGATTTGGCGAACGTAAAACTAATAACATAGTCGGAAGGTTTAGTCAACCCTCATTGGCATATTCCCTAAAATTTCACTGTGGGGCGGTACTTTCCAATAAAGCCCATATTCTTACCACACTTCTCACAAATGGCATCGCAGGCTTGGGTCTCAATTAGTCTACCATCGTGCTTACACTTGGCTCGCGTTGCAGCGGAGCCTATAGCTACTGCCCCACCTAGTACAACCAGGGCGATCACAATTGCAAGGGTTAACACATCACTGATTGTCCAGACGAACATATGTCACCTATTTAATGTAAAGTTACTGCTAATTTCAAAAAAGCTGTGCTAGATTTTCTGGTGGTGGTACTACAAGTGTGACACTCTATCGACGAGTCTCCCCCCCCCCTGTGCGCCGGTCCGGTCGGTGGCTGGCCGGGTGTCGCGGGCAGTGCGCGGTTGAGCGCGGCGCGTGCCTCCTGGTGCAGTGTGGTGCGTGTGGTGCGGTGGTGCTGTGGTGCTGTGGTGCGGCGGTGCTGTGACACACGATATGCGATCAATAATAATTTGGGATTTTCGGGATTTTAAGATAGTCATTCGCTCATTCGTTCAGTCATTCAATCGCTCAGTCATTCGCTCATTCGTTCAGTCATTCAATCGCTCATTCGTTCAGTCATTCAATCGCTCAGTCATTCAGTCATTCAGTCATTCAATCGCTCATTCGTTCAGTCATTCAATCGCTCATTCGTTCAGTCATTCAATCGCTCATTCGTTCAGTCATTCAATCGCTCATTCGTTCAGTCATTCAATCGCTCATTCG